GTCTACGTTGTTTAACCAATTCGGCCTGCACCGCAGCACTAAGCGCTTTACCTAATTGCTCGCCGCGTGGTGCATCGCCTTGAGCGCTGGTGCCGCCTGCATCTACATTAACAACAACATTAGTATTCCCGCCACCGCCGCCCTGCATCGCCACTGGTATACGTCGGCCATCAGGCAATGGCACATAAGCCTCGGGCATCCGCCCTTCACCATACATAGCAAGTTGTGGGCTATTGGCGATGCCACCTCTTGCATAACGCTTTAACGGCAGTGGCCCCATCTCGGTCATGATGCCGCCAGTGGCAAACGGGAACAGACTTTTTAAGCCAGCGACAATGGGTTGTATTATTAACATACGAGCAATTTGACTTGCAATATCTTTCAAGATACCAGATGCAATATTCTGCAAGGAAGTTCCAAAATCTTCTGTTCCTTTAATTAATAAATCAATAGCTTGGCCAGCGCCGCCGCCTATAGTTTCGGAGATCCCATCCCATAATTGCTTTATTTCTGCTTGAGTTGTTTTTACTCTTTCGTTTTCCGCAGCGAATGCTTTTGTTTTATTTATTGCATTGTCAATATCTGAAAGGTATTTATCGTTTTGAATAATTAAATTTTCACGCAACACCAATTCTTTCTCTGTAAGGCCATTCAAGTCGGTTTGATTTTTTAATTGTTCTCCAAACGCTTTTAGTTGTTCTTTTCTATCGGCTCCTATTTTTTCAATTTGCAAATATTCTTCGGCTAATGCAGGAGTTGCGCCGCCACGAATTAGTTCGTTTAATCTTTGCCTATTTTCTGCTTGTTCTTTGTATAGTTTGTTTTGGTTGTCTAAAGGCGCAAGTATTTCTGTTTGTTGTTTAAATTGTTCTTGCAGGAATTTTTTTGTTTTTTCTTTTAACTTAAGTTCGTTTTTTTGTTCTTGAGATTCGCCTAGCCTTTGAGTTTCGGCTTGTACGCCCGCAAAAGGCTGAACAACTATGCGTCCACTCCGATCTAGTACAGGTTGCCCTATCTGCTGGCTAGATGGTATCGGTCTAGTCATGCTAGAAGTAATCGACATGCCTACTCCAGCAGCCGCACTATTTGCTTGTTGATTAGTAGGACGGAGACTCGCGGGAGGTGGCAAAACAGGTGCTGGTGGCGTCACCAAAGGGCCGCCGTCATCTTGAGGTTTTTGAGCGGGCAAACCAAGCCCAATTCTTATAAACCTGACAACTGCTTCCATAACACTTTTTCTGTATTCTTGCGCTCCTTCTTTCATTGCTTTCTTTAATTCATCTCCTGTTTTTTGCAAAATATTAGAACTTTGCCTTGTGTAATTAAGCTGTATCCGTCCAATTTCGTCTGCATTTGTTTTCTTAAATGCTTCTAATGTTTTTTGACGTTGTTGACTTTCATCTTCGCTAGTGCGTTGTATTTGTATTCTTTCTTTATCAAAAGCGCGGATTGATTCTCTTGTCTTTTGCCCAATGTCAAGAGCTGCAGTGCTTTCCCCTAACCCTTGCGACTTACGAAATTCTTCTAAATATTGAAAATCTTCACCTGCGTAAACATTTTCTTGCCTTAAATCTTGAATGTCGCGTTCAACTTTTAAACGCTGATCTGCAATTTGACGTTCTAAATCCAAAGCTCGCTGCAATTGCTTTTCTCTTAAATCAGCCAAATCGTTTATTGTTTTTTCTTCTAGTTCGCGTAATTGTATTATTGCTTTTTCTTTAATAGTTGTTATTGCTTTTTCTTCTTCTGCCTTTTTTTGTCGGCGAGTATCGTCTGTGGCTGATCCTATTTGATCGATTTGTGCTTTTAATAGTGCTTCCTCGCTTTTCAATTTTTTTATTGTTTTAAGGATAGATTCTTCATCTTTTTGATTTATTAAACCAAATAAACTTGAATCTCCATATAAACCACCTTTAAATTTTCTGGCTTGTATTAATTCGCTATTTGCTTCTTTAAGCTGTCTCTCTATTTGAGGTATTCGTTCTTTGGCTAATTGCTTTGGTGCGTCGATCAAATCCGCAAATGCTTTTAATACTGGCGATAGACCCTTTAACATTTCTTCGCCTAACGTTTGAAAAGTAGCCCCTATAGGTTGAGTTAATCTCCCTACATCTTGATTTATTTTATCTAACGCAAGTTTTAATCTTGCACCTGCATTCTGCGGTGCTTCTGCAATAATTTTTGCAGTTTTGCCATATCGCTTGAATAAATCTTCCGAAAATTTAATAAAATCTTCAAGCGTCACTTCGCCTCTTTCAAGAGCCTTATCTAACTCTTCCGGTGTCTTGCCCATAGAAGCCGCAAAAATTGTAAATGCGCCTGGTAATCTTTCACCAATTTGTTGTCTTAATTCTTCAGCAGATACCTTACCTTTGCTAAACACCTGTGATGTTGCCCGTAACGCAGAATTTAAATCTTCTGTTGTGCCACCAGTTGCAAGAATAGCTGCTGATATACCTTTGAATACAGTTTCGGTTTGTTTTGTTTCCATGCCTGCGCCAACAACACTTGCTTGCAATTTCGTGTATTGTTGAGTTGTGTCTTTTAATGGAATTAAAAATTGATTACTAAGTCTGTTGACAGCACTTAGATTTTTTTCATATTCATTGCTATTTCTGCTAACGCCAGCCAATGCAATCTGCAGCTTTGATAGTTCCGCTACGTATTCGCCAGTCGCTCCTAACGCTTGCCTTAGCTGGCTAACTTGTGCGCCAATAGCTCCACCAACAGCAGCACCCATGGGACCGCCAGCAATAGCGCCTATACCAGCGCCTAAAGCTCCTTCTGGGCCGCCAAATACTCCAGAAGCGGCGATTGCGCCTACGGTTTGGGCTGCTCCTGCGATACGCCCACCGCGCCCTTTTCGACCTTCAGCTTTCGCAATTTGCGCATCAAGCCTTGCTGCTTCAATCCTAGCTTCTCTAAACTCTTTGCTTGCAATATCTACACTTCCAGCTAACTCACGCCATGATGCAGAATATGCTTTTAAATTGTTAGTACTTTGAACGGTTGTGGATTGTACGTTTCTTAATTCAGCCGCAAGTCCTTTAAAAGTTTGACTTGATGCTGTTGCTTGATTAGCTAAACTATTTAATTTGGCGCCCAAACCCGTCAACGCCGCATCGCCTTCAGTTTTAATGCGAAGCTTAATTTCAGAGGTGATGGTGCTCATTTGTTTTTACTGTTCAATGCGGACAGGGCTGTTAGTTCCATTACCTGGACCCCCTCAAAAATAGCCACAGGGTCCTTCGCTGCATACAGCTTACACAACCATTCTAGGCTTGAGTAATTGAGTCCAGTCACGCCGCCATAGCTTGTATTCCATTGTGTAGTCATCCTAAGGAACATCATGACAATGTCCCAATTTTCTTCCCATACTTCAAACGTCTTGGATTGCTTGCGCGATTGTAGTTCTGTAATAGCGTCAGGCATCATACCTAACGCCCGCAAATCATCCTCAGTTTCTTCTTCCCCAGCTCCTGCGGCGCCGCACCAATAAAGCGCGGCGTCTTTTAGTTTTTTACTGGTTCCCCTGTAACACTGGCGGAATATGCTGTGATTACTGCTTTTACAAAACAAGAATCATCACATAATTCTTTTTTTGTCTTTTCAGTGAATGGGATATCCTTGCCATCTTCGTCCTTGATGCCATCCCAACCTTCAAGGATTCCATCAATAAAAGCATCATCGCCTTTATCAATAAGAGCATTAAATGCTGTACGACCTAGTTTTTTAAAAACAGCATCAAACGTTTGCTTTTCAAACGTGCCGCCATCAGCAGGTGTTTCAACTTTAACAGGCCACTTATAAGAAGCAGCTTTTTTGATAACAAATGCCATGTGGTTTAGGTGTAGGCGAGTGTAAATTCGTCATTACCTGAAGTGCTAGGCACCAAGGTGTACGGCAAGTTTAGCATCACAACACCGTTATCTTCTGAATATGTCGGGTTGCCGAGACTTACAGCATTAGCAGCCGAAGCAAGCGTAATGATGTTACCAGCAGTTGACCCATGCACAATTGATAAGTTGCCTGTAGTTGATGCAACAGCATCAGCAAAGAAATCATGGCTTGCTAAGGTTGGCATCTCAATCACCAAACTGCCGCTGCCAGCACGGTTGACAAGTGTTACCTCTTTGTCACTGTTCACTAATTCGCGGTAAACAATTTCATTACCAACATCAAGCTGGCAGCTTTGCAAAGGCAAATCGGTTTCGCTGAATAAAGTGAATGCAGTAGTGTTTGTATCGTTAAAGATTTTTGGTGTTGCTTGGTTGGTAAAGGTTGGGGTTGGGTCTGCTGTATCAGTAGGTGCCACATATTGACCAGTCATCGTAAAATTGATAACCGGAATTTGGTTGGCAGTTAAATTCAAGCTAAACGTGCCACGGCAACCGGTTACCTTATGGCGCACACCATCAGTAGAGTAGTAAATCGTTACAGAACTAAAACTAGATGAAACTGGTGCATACGTAGCGCTAGTACTTGCAACAAGCGTTTCACTAAACCCACAAGCTTTTAGCAGTGAGCCATAACGAGGCGCTGTTCCAGCAGTGCCAGAACCTGAATACTCAACTTCAAATGTCACCTGCACCCTTGTGTTAGCAACAAGTTGCGGTGATGAACCCAAATAAGTGCGTACCAAATCACGGCTTAATACATCAGATTCAACCGGTGAAATTTCAAGATTTCGCACCTGGCAAGCATCAGATCCAGCCGGAGTCGAATCAGTGCCATAAGTGGCTTCAATCTTGACTAGGACTGTCCTCTTGCGGTAAAGCTTTGCCATTTGGGGGTGTTCCTGAAGGGGCGGTTTCTTCTACTAGTGTAAGGCTACCTGTCTTAGGGTCAAAAAGGTATGTACCTCCAACCCCAGGGTTTGGGACAGGCTTGAGCGGTTGTGTTTTCTCAATCATTTTAGCTTGCCGATGTAAGGTTGGTGCGACCAGAACGATAAAACACCAAGAAGTCCATACTTATAATACCAAGAGGCACATCAGCTTCATACAAACTAAATTCAACACGATCTGGATTTATATCAAGCGCATAGCCATTAACAGTTGAGTCGTTCATGATCAAGCTATGCACCTGCTTCGAATAGGTATCTGAGCTGTCATCTGGTGTATTAGTTCGCACAAGCACAGTCACTCTCACCCTTAGAGTCCATTGCAAAACCGTAGGGAATCCCTCGGATGGTTGATCTGAAACTGGTTCAACAATAATTGCTGGCGCCTCGCCTCTAGCCAAGGGCTCTACCCGGCTGCGGTAGCAGGTGGCGTCGGTTATTGCATCAAGATTGGTTTTAATCCTTTTTAAAATTAACTCGCGTCTTGTGTCAGCCATTGTTATACCTTGCTCAATAGCAATTCAGAAAAAAGGCCATCATCAATTGGACGATTTTCGCGAACGGTATAAGATACGCCGTCAACAGTAATACTTGTCCCACGGGCAGTGGCACTGACATCGGAAGTTTTTGCTAAAAGCATATACTCCCTAGACAGTGCCATGCCACCAGCGATTACATCCATTGGCGAATCTAATACGCCGACAAAACTTGCACCTGCACCAATCTGGCAAGTAACGCCAAACTCATCAGTGTTCAGAAATGCCAGCGTATCAGATATCGCCATGGAGGTTAGTTACCGTACTTTTTGCTGTAAAGCAAAGTTACGGAAGAAACAAAGGATGGCGAGCTTGTTCCACCAATAGTTGCTACAGCGCGAACATAACGACGAACATCATTAGTGTTAATCATTAGTTTTTGCTGTGAAGCAGTAGATGTAACTTCAGTAAAAGCTGCACCAGTAACATCAGCAAATGAGCTGTTGTCAGCAGAATCTTGAATTTTTACGTTGTAAGTGGGGTTTGTACCCGCACCTGCTGCCGCACAATCAAGAATTACAACTGCCTCGCCCTCGGCGTCATTAGATCCTTGCAGATCAACACCGGTCCCGTTTGCGTTAGCGGTGCGGGCTAAGGCTGGCAAGAGGCTCGCTAGATAAGTCTTGCTTCCTAGGTTGTGAATCATCGGTTTTTCTCCGTTTTGGGATGGGTGGAATAGGGTCAGCAGTAACAATAACTTCCTGGTGCGAAGGAGCAGCAATGGCTTTCTTTATACCGATTAAAAGCAAAGCTGATTTTAAATCGGTTTCAATAAAATCACCAATATTTACCTGTTGTAGGTCAACAATGGTGTTTCGCAGCATTTGAATGCGCATTACTACTCCTTAATTATCAGGACAGTTTGCAGATGGATTCAGGGTGACGGATGGCTACGTCATAATCTTGCATGGCAACAACACGAACAGTGCCAGAAGCTGAACCTGTGTAAGGGTCAACCATGATGTCCAGTCCGCTCCAGAAGCCCATCAGGATATCGCTGAAGTTAGCGAATACTGCGGTGCTATTTGGCATTGAGTTGGATATGTAAGCTGAATAACCATTAATGGTGTTGTCAGCCTCATAAACAAAGATGCCATTAGTGCCAGAAGCTTTTTCGGTAGTCTTCAGAGTGCCGCGCAAAGCGGAATTCATTAGATAACCAAGGCTGCCAAGCAATGCATTGTCAGTGCTGAGTGATGCCTCAGCATTTACAAAATCAGAGAATGCTGCAACACCAGACTCAGTGTTGATGCCGGTTACGTTTAAGATCCCCAAGGGGTATGAACCGGTGCCGGTGCCATTGATAGCTTGGTTTTCTACCTCAATAGCAATGCTTTGAGCTAGATCACGGCGAATCAAGTTTTCGATATCAATGCTGGACTGCAGCAGCAAACGACGCGAATAATCGGTCAGAGCGCCGATTGTGCGTGGCTGCATTGTCACCTGGTCAACCGTAAGAGCTGATTCGGTGATGCTGCTGGATTCAGCAACGTGATAAACAGTGGCGCCACCGCTTTGACGAGGAAGTGCAACCATGCCTTGGAGGCCAGTCATGATTGTTGCGCCTGCGCCTTGCAGAACAAGGGCCTTGCGAAGCAAGTCGATGAAGCTTTCGCTCATCAATTCAGTTGCGACCAAATCGCCACCGGCTGATGCACTACCAACTGTCAGATCACGGCGACCATAACCAAGGACGTCAGCAGGAATCAACATGCCACGGGCTTCTTTGCCGGAATGCTTTTGTGCAGCACGGCTAACTTCAATTTCAAAAGCAGCAGCTTTTTGTGCTTCAACGCTGTTGGGGTGAGCCATAGCGTTGATAGCGCGAATAAAAGAGAAATTACGCTTCTCTTTTTCGTTTAAGCCAATCTCTGCATCAGCAGTATTCAAAGGCTTCTCTTGCACACCCATTTTTTCTAAAAGGGCAGAGCGAAGCTCTTCTAGGCTGCGGGAATTAGCAATAAATTCCGAGGCCATTTCAATGTTCTTGGTGCGTTGGCCAAGAGCAATCATTTCAGCGGCTTCCTTTGCCTTGGCCTGAGTGGCCTCAGCGCGGACAGCCTCAAGGTTGAGGGTTTGATCCACAGTTGTAACTCCAGTAGGTTGATTTTGAACGGCTGAGGCCGTTTCTGTTACCTCCTTATGATAGAAGGCACGGCCCAAGCCAACCGAAAAATCAGCCGGGACCGTCACAAGACTAACTTCCAGAGGCTCGAAACTAGTAGCACGATAAGTAACCGGTGTGGTTGACTCATCGGCTTCCATCTGATTAACCTTATAGCCAAAACTTACATTGCGTATAATTCCGTCTTTTATAAGGTCTTGCATTTCACGCCCTAAAGCATTATTAGCAAGTTTGACCTTTGCATAGGCCCTTTTGTTTTTAATGTACGCTTTTTGTACAACACCAATAATTCGATCTGCATCGTGCTGGTAAAGCAATGGTGCGCCATTATTAAGGCGCGATAAATCCATGGATTTTTCGTCCATGCTCAGCACTTCCATGCCGTAATAACGCTCAATCGGCGTTTCGCTGGCAAATGGAAATTCAAGAGTACGGTCATCTTCGCTATCTACTTTAAAATCAGTGCTGGCAGAACGCTTGATGACATGATCATCAAAAAATCGTAATGCCGCAATTTTTGTCAATGTTGAAAATTTATGGCCTACCAAACGGTCAGTTTCTGCATAACCATCTTCTCCTTCGCGATAGATACGAATTAAAGCCGCAGGGTCTTCTTCCGTTGCGTCAATGCTAAAAGAAGAATCAGGAACTTCTAAAGTGCCTTCGCGCAAAATGCGTGTGATTTTACCGCGAGCAGTGCCACCGCTGCTGCCCCACTCAACAAAATCGCCAACCTTTAACCCGTCAGGCTTTGCACGGTATTTTGGCGCTTGAATTGTGTCATCCATTGAACGATCCTCTGCGTTTTTGATAGCGGTTGATTTCATGTTGCTCCATGATTGACCGGAGTCGCCTCCCCATGCCGCCCATGCTACCCGGCCCGGCGATGGATAGCCTTCAGTGCCAGGCTTAAATCCTTGGCCCTGCTTATCAACCTCATGCCTGGCAAACCATGCGTTCATCTCTATAACTACGCTAGGGCTTAGTTCATCACCAGACAAAATTTGGCTTGCTCTTGTGGCGGCCACCTCCGTTCCTCCAGGCTGATCTTCTGCCTTCCAATCACGGTATCGCTGCGCTTCTGTTCTCATCCCTTCTGTCGGGGTTAAATCAATAGTTTTGTCGCCAATTTTTGCCATTAGCTTTGCCCCTCCTCATACTCTTCCTCATGCTCTTCTGGATGGTCAGTTACAGGGGAAGGTGCTGGTTGTGAAGTGCCATTGCTAGACACTTGTGACGGATCAGTATCTAAGACAATTCCCAATTCATCAGCTATTGCCAATTCATGCTGTCGTTGACGCATTTGATCCTCAAAATCACCGCCATGCAGTGCTATCACTTGCGATAGCGTCATAATCCCGCTGCGAATCAAATCCTTATACGCTGCAGCCTCTTTTTGCGGATCAACAAATTGAGCAGCCGGGGCAATCCATTTATTGGCGTAGTAACGCTCAGGATTGCTATCAAACCCAGGCAGCTCTAACACGCCAGACATTACAGCCATATCCATCCATTTTTCAAAGACCATTTCGCATAAAGATTCGATCAAATACTGCTGCAAGGTCTTGTAATGCGCTCTAGTCTCAAGCAACTCAAGGCGAGACGAACTGTAATTGCTTTGCGAAAAATCGCTTGATACCTGAGTGTATGAACATCCAATGCCTGCCGCTACAGCGCGAAGCATCTGCTGCACAAACGGCGTAAATGAATCATCTGGACGGTTAGGTGTAAAAAATTGCATCTCCTCGCCTGGCGCCAAACGGCGAATGCTGCCTGGAGAAAAATCAAGTACTGATTCATTGTCATAAGTACCGTCCTCGAATAATTCTTGATCTGGTGTTTTAACAAAACCCATCATGCTGCTGCTAGCTCTTGCAGCCACAATTTCTGATTCTTCGTATCCGCTTAAATTACGCAGTCGCACAATTGCAGAAGCAAACGCACTAATGCCTCTTGTTTGGCCAGGGCGCTCGATCAAATACAAATGCAATATATCTTCGGCTGGAATGCGCACTCGTTTTTTTACTGCTTTTTGCGCATAACTAAATAAATAATCGCCAGGATGATAATCAAAGAAATGATATGCTACTGGTCTACCCCATTTATCCATTTCAATCCCCATCCGCACTTCATTACCATTTTTTTCAATTCCGCTGTAATCATCATCAAGCAAATCTGATTCAATAATTTCTAGTCCTAACGGCACCCTGCCGCCACCAAATGGCTGTTTTACTAATCGGATAAATACTTCTCCAGATTCCAATATTGACGAAATTGCCAATCTCTGGATGTCATACCAGCTCAATTTGCCAGCAGTGTTGCATCTTTTCGCACAACCCCAATATTCCCACTCTTGTTCAATTTTGCTATTTACCTCCTCAGCTAAACGGCCACCACGTTGCATCCGCACTTGCGCTTGCATCTTGATCCCAGTGCCAACTACGTTATTACGAACAGCACGCAATGCTGATTTGGCAAAATCAGAATCACGCACCAGTTGCCTAGCGCGGTTGCGAACAACTCTGATCCCACCACGAATTTCACTGTCAGCCGATGTTGCTTGGCTAATCCAATCCGATGTTAATCTATTATTTTGCGCTGCAGCATAAGCACGTTTTAAAAGTGCATTTTTTTTGCTTGCTTCTTGCAATTGGCGCTTTAAAACATTTGTTCTGCCAAATCCTAAAATTGCCATTACACAAACCTCACTTTTGCTAACCCTGGATTGCCAAGCCCTTGCCTGATTTTTTCAGCTTTACGTTCCATGGCAATTTCATTCCTTAAGCTATCGCGCAATTGCAATAGCTCGCTCATTTTATATCGCTTAAGCATCCGTCCACCAATTTGATATTCCTGCACCATCCCACCTTGTGCCAAAGTGCGGATGGCAGTCTCAACATGAGTCAAATCAATCTCAGCGCGACTGCGATCATCAAAAGCGCCAGGTGTCCCAGCGTATTTGACTGATGCCTTAACCGTAAACTGCCCACGGCCTGCTGTGTACTGAGACGTGCTATACGTTGCTATCGCTTGCCATGTCCAAACGCCTACATCAAAACCAGCAGTTGTTGAAGCTGGCACTGTTATTCGCCAGCCACCACCTTCTGCTGTGCCAACGACAGTTGCCGCCTCACTATTTATATTTGTCCTTGCATACCAAGTCAACGTATAAGTTGCGCTGTCAATATTTGCACCAATTGCATCCTTGAACGCAGGTACGTCGAAAGCAAACGTGTCGCCTGCGTAAATCAAACTAGGAACAAGAATACTCACCAGCTTGTCACGAACGAAGAAGCTTGCCGTCCCATTCTACGTTGCGGCGGTCGATACCCAGATTCTACAGCCTTTTGTGCCGTTGGCTCCTTAACCTGCAGCACACGCTCAAACTGCTCAAATACCGTGTTTCGATTGAACCGCATATATAAGTAATGCAACGCTGCATAGCTATAAACGAAACAGTCCAATGCCTCGTTGCGATCACTTGCTTTTTTCTTCCATTCGCGCACAGCAAATCCCTTTACATAACGCACCATCTGTTTTTCTGCTGTCAACTGCTTGAAATACTCTTGCCCCGCTTCCGCATGAAAATGAATAAACCCAGCCCCAACCTCGTTATGCTTCATCCTCCCAAACAGCGTTGACTTGATCGTGTCGGTGCCACAAGGAAAAACTTCCGCTGAATTTTTTAAGACCTGGCCTTTGTAATTAATATCAACCTTGGAAGGCTTGCTAATCGGAGGCTTGTTGCTAATCGACGAACCCTTTAATGCAAAAATTCCTTTGCCCTTGCGGCTTCTGGCATACGCATACACCTCACTTGTATAGTGCCCGCCAGAGTCAACCCCAATAGCGGATACCTTTATCCGTCCACCAGAAGCATGAGGGTAATCACGTAACACAATGTCATCAACTTGATTCCACAACTTTTGACCGGCTGGGTCGCCATACACCTCGGTGTGGCTTATCAACCAGCATTCCTCCCCGGCGCCCCATGCGTACAGCCCGATAGCCACCCGATTGTCCTGTACGTCGACACCAGCAGTCAAAATCGTCGCGCCATCTGGCACCTCCCCAGCCGGATAGAACTCGGCCCGTTCGGCCAACCCATCAGCACCCAATTTTGCTCCTGTCTCATCCTCCCAAGTCTCAGCCAACACCGTATTGACAAACGTCTTTAATAACGGCGCATCATTTTTTGCACGTAAGAATTCACCCACAATTTCTTTCCAGCTCTTCCAGCCAACTGGTGAATACAAAGATGACAAATGAAATCCTACTGTCCTGCTGTCTTCGCTTTTAGACATAGCTCGCCATTCGCCTTTACGTAACATCTCGCTTTTATAATGCTCTTCAATATGTGCCCCGCATTTTTCGCATACATAAGCAGCCGTACTAGCGTCACCATCACGCCACTGCAGATTTTTCCATTCCAACCACTGCATATGCTCGCAATAAGGGCACGGCACAAAATACCTGCGTTGGTCTGATGCCAAATATTCAGTCTCAATACGGCTCATATCTTTTACTGTTGGCGTTGAAGTCAAAATTATTTTGCGCCTACTAAAAGTTGACGCCCTTCGCTCTGCCAACGCGCATGGATCGCCCTCCCCATCAACATCACTAGGAAATGCATCCACCTCATCCAGCAACACCCAGCGGCATGGCGCCGATCTCAACCCTGTCGCACTATTCGCGCCAGTCAACAGCAAAATACCGCCAGGGAATTCTTTGCTAAACATCGTATTGCCACTGTCCCTACTACGAGCTGGCGCAATCTTCTCCGCCAAGCATGGCGTTTCACTAATAAGCGATTCCAACCTTTGCTTCGATAACCGCTTTGCCATCTCAATTGTTGGTTGCACAAATAGCGCTGGCCCTGGTGCATGCGCAATCATATAGCCCACCACATTATTGATCGATTCCGTCTTGCCTAATTGAGCACCCGCCATGAATATCACCTTCTGCACTGTTGAGCTGGCAGACATCGCATCCATGATTTCTCGCAAATATGGCGTTCGATCTGTTCTCCATGGCCCTGCTTCAGCACTCGCCTTACTGCTAAGCATCCGATACTGATCTGCCCATTGACTGACCGTTAAATCAGCATCAGGCTTCAATCCATCCAGAAATGCAACACGGTAAATTGATGCCCCATCACGCATTTGTCAGTGTCTCCAATGCTTTGCGGATTTCATCGCTTAACGTCTTGTGAATAATCACTGGGTCGGATTCAGCCGCCAATTGGTTGCTCACCCTATCAGGGATATTACCTAATGCGTCCCTTACCGCTCGCGCAGCAGTAAATGCCTCCCTTTGCACGCGAGATGTTTCAACTAACTGTTCTTCCTTTGTTTCAAGATCCAATCTGGCCAATTCGGCCCTGAAGTGTTCTGACTTGGCTCGGCTTTCATTAAAGGTTGGAAACTCAATATCCTCAGTCTTTGTACGGGTAGGACTCTGTGGGTTGCCATCTCTATAAGCCGTAACTGATAACTCTGGATCCCACAACAACTTTCCTTTGCTAATTACGTAGCAACCCTCAAATCTGCCTTGATTTTTTAGCTGGCTAATACGTGGTGTTGAAATGCCAAGCATTTGCGCAAGCTCTTGCGTGCCAATAAATCCAGCTAACTCCATACAAGAAGCGCTAACAAACTTTTAAGCCAATACTAACCGCATTAGCGTTTTTGTGGATATAATGGTCGACTTTTGATTTTTGCGGTTTTATCCGTCTTATTTGTGTCTCAAGGTAAGACCCGTGGAAAATTGACGCTAGCGGAGAAGGGGGGTTCGAAATTACC